GCCATAGAGTGACTTGAACTCTGTTGGCTCTTTGGATTCTAAATAGACTGTCGGTCTAAATGGAACTCGGGAACTTACTCGACGTCGAGCACCATCTTCTTTAACCTCATATCCGCGATAGCAGATACGACCTTGTCTAACACTCGAGTGAGTGTAATATTCTTTACTCAAAGGTCACTCCAAAAATAATAAAGCCTTCCGTATATTAACACGGAAGGCCAGGGCGTCAACTTAGCAGTTACTCAGGCTGAGTATCGAAAATACGATCGTAGAGTTCGACTGTGGAGCCCTGTTCAGCTTCAACTTGTTCGCGATTTTGACGGTGATACAAGCTCGCAATTTTCTTCAAGAACTTTGCTGGAATGTCCGTTGCCTTGGCTAGATCAGCCACTGCATTCTTTTGGAAATCCTTTTCACCTTCTGCACGGGTCATAGATGCGCTAATTTCAAAGCAAGCATCCTTGATCTGTTTCAGTACAGTTGGGTCTGAGGGGAGGGTTAGTTGTGATGTTTGAACGACTGACATAATATTCCTATTCCGATGCGACCTTCAAGGATTTCAGCAAGATGGTGGCATCTTCGGGCTTGCTGAAAAATTTAATCGAGAAACCGTTCTCTAGACAATCCACCATAATAAGCATGATTGACTTCTTGTCAACTCCGTTGTTCATAACGGATGCTTTAACTAGGAACCGGGAATTAATTAATTCCGGTGGTCCTGATGATATCAATGGTGTGGTTTCGTTCTTCTTGGTCATATATACTCCGTCTTCCAGAGTATTTAATTTACAATCATTTCTTTTTACCGACAGTATATTTTGAAACTAGCTGCCAGTTCTTCTTGTCTTTATATTGAATAATATCAACAGGGGTTTCAGGGTCAACCAAAGCAATTTTGCTTTTATCTAGAACCTTACACATACCCCACTGACTGATCATGGTGATAATAGCGTTGCGACGGCGGATATCATCATCGGAGATGTCAGATTGCTTATTATCACAAGCAAATAACTCCTTGAAATGTAATATGTAATACCGCCCTCGTTTATGAAGGATCGAGCACGATTGATAGAGTGTATTAGTTTTCTTGGACTTGATTCCAATGCGAGTGAGTGTTTCTTTGATTTTAAGAAAGTCATCGGGCTTCTCCAGATTGATTTCCACACCGTGTTCTAGTTCTTGTTCCATTATATTTCACTGAAAAGTTAATCATAAACGTATTTACTTAACTTTTCCACCACGACTTTTCATGTGAACTTCAAGATCATGCTCATCCAAACGAGACATAATTTCCATTGCTCGACCCAGATTGACACCCAGCTCAGTCGCAATGTGTTTGACTTTGTCCATAACGTCTTCAGTGCCCTCTTCCTTCTTACTCCACATTTTAGTATAACCCAGCTTAGGAATACCGTAGAAGTAGAAGTCATGCTGAATCTTTTTATCCAGATCAGGATACATATTCATACACTCAGCAAACAGCACAGCTTGTGGTGAGTTGGATAATATCCGATTAACCATAAACGGAACATATTCTTTATTGAATATAGCTTCGCTGGTGTAAAGGTTTTCCTTAGTCTGTGTTAGAGACTTAGCATAATCAAACGGTGAACTCATTATTTTTCCATGTGAAAGTCACGAATAAACATAAGCATACGACCGAGTTTATTTTCACCAACTCCGTTACATACACCCCAATATGTGTCGTTCCACCAATTAGTTTCTTCTATATACATACCCTTGGTTGACAGAAGTTTCTCAGCCATTTCAGGAATTGAAAATTTAGCCAATAAAGCAGTCATCATTGCAACGTCACGAATATCACCCCAATTTTTAGGGAGTTTAACGGATCGACCAAACTTCTTTATATCACCTGGTTTGGATAACTGTAATATGGCCTTGCGGTCTTCTTCAGTAGTGCATTTAAAGAACATGTATATGTGTTCAGAGCATGTAAACTGAGTTCCCTTCCAAGTTATATCAACAAGATGGAAATTGGAGAGGAATTTATACTCACCGCTAAAACCGAGAATGGAGCTCATTTAAATTGTGCAGTTGACATTAACGTGACTAGGAACGCAGCTTGATTAATCTCTTGGTCCACGGATCCAGTATTGGCTCGAAACTGAGATTCAGCAATTGCCAAAATTACAGGAGGGATTGTCTGTGGTACCAACAGCGGCAACATCTTGTCATATATTGTACGATAGAATGACGCCGAGTCCAGAGTATTATTGGCAATCCACTGCCGACCCTTGCCAAAGTTCTTTTCCTTGACAAACGCAACCAAATCATCAATAGACGCATCTTTGGAAGCACTTAGGATTTCTTCATCAATCTTGCCCGATGTTGAGTATCGCTGAAGTTCACCAATCGTTTTACGGAAATCGGGGAAATTCTTCATAACAACAGCAGCAACTGCTTTCTTATCAAACTCGATACCTTCTTGCTCGAGAATGTAGCATGCCCGCTTTAGCATACCCGAAGCAGCCTGTTGCTTGGATTCTTTATCAAACTTGAAGTCAACAACGGTCAACCGAGAGATCAGAGGATCAATGATTCGATTCTTGAAGTTGCAAGTCAAGATGAAAACCGCATTGCTCTGAAATTCATCCAAAAATCCACGCAGCGCAGGCTGTGCGGAATTTGACAAGTAATCAGCTTCATCAAGCAAAACGATTTTCTTACCACCAGAGAACGACACTGATGAAACAAACTGTGTGATAGTCGTACGCAAGGTATCCATATTACCTTCTAGCGATGCGTTCACAAACAATAAGTCTGCATCAAGTTCAGCTGCAATAGCCTTGGCTAGAGTTGTCTTGCCAATACCACCAACTCCAGAAAACAACATCGATGGAACCGAACCTGCAGCTATATACGACTTGATCGTATCTTTAGTGGTAGCTGGAAGTATACAGTCGTCAACCTTACTCGGCCGCCATTTGTGCTCCCAAACTAACGTTTCTAGTGAACTCATGTATTAACCCTTCTTTCCATCGATAATAGCGGATGCCATCTTTCCATCATACATACCAGAGTGGTTCTTTTTCAACCCAGCCATGATCAAACCCTTGTTCATACCATGTGCAAGAATAAAACCATCAATTATAACACTCAAGTCAGACTCAGAGAGCTGCTGAGGCATATATCCGCTTAGAATCGTCAATTCTGTTGCAGCTTTACTGTATTGTACACTGGATTTGTCCTGAATCAAGTTCATAGTCTCACGCAGATTATCAATAGTTTTCTTGATAATGGAAATGACTTCTTCGTCAGTGGGTGCTCGGTTGCCTTTGTTTTTACCCACGGCTTCGGCTTCACCAATAAGTGTTGTGAGCGATGCTGTAGTGAGGGCTGCTTTTAACTTGCGAGCAGCGAGTTGATCAGCTTTAATTTGTTCAATTAGTGTCATGATTTTTCAATTCAATTTTTACATTACCAGTAACCAGACTCACGGAAACGGGTTCCAAGAGTCTAAGAGCACATTTCAAATCGTAATCCCGCATGGAATGATCAAGTTTGGAATGAGAAAACAGTGTGATAAACTCTTCAATCTTATGGCCAAGAACCTGTGAGTTTGTTTTGTTATTCATAGAGATGTGGTTTCTGCGATATACGAAAGTTTATTCTAGCCTGAACCACGGAATTGTCAAGTTCATCAGCAACCCAACCACCATTGAATACGTCAGGAAAGCCTTCAAACGCTGTTCCTCGCGTTCTATCACAAGTGTAACCCCTAAGTACCATTTCTTCACACAGTCGCTCAAATCGGGTTTTAAGGAATCCAATCTTGTCATAGAAAAACGTAACATGTCCTTTACCCAAGGTAAACTTTGGTGGAACTGAGTTCAAGACAGAATCGAGGCTCTTGGTACGTAATGATCTCCGCAGCGAAGCGGGAACCATTGTTATTTCACGATACTCTGCTATCAGGTGTAATCGCTTCAATTTCTTGGGATCCAGGTCGGAATTTACTCGTGTCATAGAGGTGTACAGTTTTGGATTGTGCTTGTATAACGACCGGAGCTATTGCTTTCACAACATCATCAACAGGAATTTTGTATTCCTGCTTTTCACGATTATACACTGTATCAACCATACCCAGTATCAACAAAGAGGATAATTTACC